GGCACGCCGTCCCCATCAGCTCTCTGTGCCCGACGATGTGATCGCGGTCAATCGGCAGTCCGTAATCCGTACAGACGTTAGCCAACAGCATCGCGGTACTCTCAATCTGCGCGGCCGTCGGATATCCGATCTCAAAGTTGCCGCAGACGTGGATGCCGATTGTGTGCGAGTTCTCTCCTGCTGCATGCGCGCCGATGGTCCAATGTGGGCGACCAATCTCCACTGTTCCATCCTTGCGCACAACATAGTGATAGCCGATGCACGTCCACCCCTGCGCCTGATGCGATGCGTTGATCTCCTCCGCAGATAGATCATCATCCGTGGGATTTCCCGTGTGATGCAGGACGATCATATCGGTTGCCCTGCGCGTTTGCAGGTTGCCCGCATCATACGTCAGATGCAGGTCCTTCAGGTTTACTCTTTCCATTATCCTTGTCCTCCTTCTCTTCGTACTGGTCCGGGATTCCGTTGTTATTTTGGTCAATAAACGCTTTGGCCAAAAAACCAATCGCCGCAATCCATGCCGCCCCGCTGATCTCGTGGAGAAAATTTCGGAACTCCACGAGATCGGGCCGCACCGCAGTATACCAATCATAGAGCCATGCGCTAACGTAGATGGTACAGCCGATAACGAGCATCGCTGCATACCACACAATATAACGCATGGCCGCATGACTTTTGGTCATGTTGCGCAGGTACTTTTTGCCTTTCCCGAACCACTGTGAGACTTTGAGCATTGTCTCACCTCCCAAGCGCCCACGTCAGAATCGATGCGAAGATGCCGACGATGGTCGTACTCATCCCAATCGTCCAGCAGACGTCATGTTTAAATTCGTCCAGCCGATGATGTGCCGACTTTGTGCTTTCTTCCAGACGGGCAATCCGCTCATTAATTGCGTAGAGCTGATCACGTCCCATCGGCAGTTTTTCCGCGAGGGTTCTAATCTGCGCTTTGATGCTCTCGAGCTCGGCCAGTATTTCTCCTCTTGCCACGTTTTGCGCCTCCTAATTGTTTCCTTATACATAGGGGCGCTATTCCGACGGAGTAACGCCCCTACTCCCTGTGATTACACTTCTTTCTCCGCATGCTCCGCAATGTAGAGGGCGACATCCTCTTGATAGATGACAGGCACGACTTTTTGGCCTTCCGCCTTGCTCTCCTCAGAGATTGCGTATTTTTCATGACGCACGAGGAACGCATAGACGGGAATCATATAGCTGTACTTCTTCATTTTTTCTCACCTCCTTTCAGTGCTTGCAGGGCCTCTTCGATTTCTGTGAGACGCACTTCTTGTGCGGCGACAGCTTCAAATATGGATACGCGTTCTTCGTCGGCTGTTTCTGCCGTCGGATGCGTATCCTCTCCCTTTGGCTCCTCCGTTTTTGGAGGACTAAGGACAAGTCCGATATTGGGGTCAAATGTGATAACGTAGCCGACTTTACATTCCACCCCCGTAACGTCTACCCAGTAGGTAGAGGGCGAAAATATGCTTCGCCATGTATCAAAGTCGCGTTCGTCTTCGTGGACGGATCGTACTTTGCCATACAATATTTCTGCGTATTTGTTCATTGTGCTCTCCTTTTATGCGGTTTTATCTGGGGTGTGCTGATTGATACTGTCTGACCACGCGAGAGTGATTGGATGTGGTGTTCTTTTTATCACCTGTTCGATAGGTGCTCCATCTCTTTCCATACGCCTAAAGTTGCCAAACAATATCATCAAAGAAGCCCCCGGAGAAAAGTTTTGATATTTCCCAACTACAAAAACAGTTTCGTATGGATACGTTTTTCCTTCTTCTACTTTTACATAGTAAGTATTTTCTGCATTTCTTATGTTTATATATGTCAACTTCAGAACAGCGACGCCCTTCGGGACGGTAAATGTTCCCGTTCCTTGCACGGTGATACTCCCCGGCGTGATTCCGCCCTGCTTTAGGATGGCAAGCGATACTCCGTTTTTCTCCTGCCGCCCGCTGGTCACTTCGCTTTCGGTGACAGCCCCCAGCGCCGCGAAGCAGTCGACGCCGTCCACATGGAGCGGCAGGACACCGCCCATTGCGTTCGCTTCTTCTTTTGTTGAGTAGAGCGTGCAGGATTCGACAGTGCCTTTTGTGTTTTGCAGTTTGATTTTTTTTACCAGTTCCGCCATGATCTCACTCCACCCAGATTTTTGTTCCGTTGGCAAACGTCAGGACATTTGTGCTGAGCGCCGATGCCGTCGAGGCATTTCCCTCTACTCCGCCATCAGCTTTGATCTTTCCGGTAGCGGTCAGAGCAGGTACCGTGAGCGTACCTGTCATGCTGTCGCCGGATTTCGCGACAAATTTAGAGGCGTTCTGCTGGTCGAGCTCCTGGAACTTTTTATCCAGATCGGCTTTTGAGTATGTTCCGACAGCTTTCTGTGCGGCGGCGGCAGATTCTGCGGCGCTTTTTGCGCTTTCCTGTGCACTCTTTGCGGCAGATTCGGCTTTGTCGACTTCGACGTTGATTCCGTCGATGTGCTGTTTCATGGAGGTAATATTTTCCTCCATTGCCTTGACGTGCGTTTCGGATGCGGCGCTTGCCGTTTGACTTTTGCCGGCTTCCTGTCTGCTCTGCTCTGCTTCCGTTCGCGCCGTTTGCGCTACGCCCGCGGCGGATTCGGCGGCACGCTGATGTTCCTCTGCGGTATTTTTTGCATTGGTCGCGATGGCAACGGCATGCGATGCGCTGTTTTCGCTTTCTTTCGCGTTCTGCGCAGCCTGCTGTGCCGCAGATGCGCTTTGCTGTGCGGCGCGGAGATTGTCAGAGGCGGCCGCGCCGGTCTCGAATATCCGATGCACAAGTTCCGCGGGGTCAATCCCGCTTCCATGCTGGACCATGACCGCCCGCCCGATGGCCTCCTCATGCTCCTGCATGATGGCTGTTGCCTTATCCGCCATCGCCTCGATATACGGCAGCGGATATTTCTCTCCGAGATCGGTCAGCTGATCGACGGACGTTTTACGATAGATTGTGATATTCTTTCCGGCCGGCAGTTTCGGCGGCTGTGCATGTTCCGCAGGCGTCTGTCCGGGGGCATAGCCCGGATAGTGGACGACCTTCGCGGCCGCATCCACAAAGTAATCCCGCGTGATCTCCGTTGTAACCTCCGTCGCTGTATCATAGATGGCAACGTGGATGTTGTCCGCGGACGATATCGCAAAGGCGAAAGGGAATACAGTCGTATTCCCGTCGCCGCGGTAGGTCACCGAGGTTTTCCGATTTTCGATCATGTGAGTTCTCCTTTCTTATTTACCGCGCACCGCGCGTATTCTTCTTTGGTTTTTTCGGCTTTTCCGGCTTCGGCGGCGGCTCCTCTGCACGTAGTTTTTTGTCAAAGAGGACGCTGCGCATGACGTTGCGGAAATCCTTGTCGTAGTAGTTGTCAGTCTCCATCATGTCTGCCGCGTATTGCAGCGCCGAGAATATCCCGTCCGTGATCGTATTCGTGACGCCCGTTTGCGCGGCTGTAAATGTGCTCGCCGCTTGTGCAGCGGATTTTGCGATATCCAGATAGCCGATTTCCTTCTCCGGCTTCTTGTACTTTTTCGCTTCTTCGTACGCCTTGCGCTGCTTCGGCGTCATCTTCTTGACCCGCTCGCGCTCCTTTGCCTCCTTCTCCTCGCGTTCGAGGTCTTTCTTTCCTTTCTGGATCATGAGATTTACAGTCGCCTGCACCTGCTTTGCGCCGCGTGTGAGCACGGATCCGAGTTCAAAATTGCGGCCGTAGGTCGTTCCATCGAATACCGCGCTCCCGATCAGCCCCGCAACATCGCGGACAATCGGCAGGGTTCCCGTTCCCGTGGAGAGGAGGTTCTTGCCAAATACACTCATAAATCGCTCATAGTCCGATACCTCTTCTTTTTTTGTCTCCCCTGTTTTCGGGTCTTTAACCGTCCGATACCGGTCTTTCTCATCGTCACCCTCGAGGCCGAGCGCGAATTTCAACCCGGCACCGATGAGCGTTACGAGCACGATGCGATAGATAACGGCACGCGCAAGCGGCATCCATACGTGCATATACTTGTAGCCATGCGCATCGTATTTGCCCTTAAAATGCGCTTCGAGGATCGCATTAAACTGTGTATTGAAAAAGGAGTAGAAGGACGTGAGCATCTTGACGGCTTCATTTCGGGAGCGTTGGACCTCTGCGAGGTCTTTTGTCTGCCCCGATCCGAACACATCACGCACGGCCGCATCCGCCTTTTGGACAGCGCGCAGCTCTGCTTCTTCGATGATTTCGCGGCCCTCCCGTATCGGCAGTTCGGATGCGCGTTCGAGCCGGTGCCCTGCTTCATAGAATTCCTTTTCTCTGTCCTTGATCTTAGCCTCCCATCTCTGCTGCTCTTCGATGAGCTCCTGATCGGAGAGCGCCGCATATCTGGATTCCCGCATTCTTTCAGGATCCATATACCGGCGTTCCTCCGCCTCATCCCGCAGATAGTAGAGTTCCTTGCGCATATCATAGGTTTCTGCGCGCAGACGCTCGACGTTCTCCTGTGCCTCCTGATACGCCCGCTTGTTTTCTTCGTTCTCCCGATTGATCTCTGCGAGCATCTCCGGAAATGCGTTTTTGTAGGCGCGGCACCAGAGGGGCTTAGACAGCATGAGATCGGTCTGTGCGAGCGCCCAGTAGGCATTATCCCGCAGGAATTCCACGGGCGTATACGTCGGGTCAAAGAGGCGCTTATCATGGCGCAGATCGCGTTCCATGTTGTTGATGCGGTCCGACATAAATATGGACTTATGGAGGAGATCATCCATCTCCTTTTTGTTGGCGTAGTAGTCCGCAATCGCAGCGTTTGCCTCCACGGCGCCGAGCTTATCCATCATCGGCCCGATGTTGGATGCGTTTTCGACGACCGGCCACAACCGCCATCCCATGATTGCCATGGTAGAGTTTCGGCGCAGCGCCGCCATCGTCCGGCTGATTGCCGTTGCTGCACGGTCACTGCTTCCGTCCGCGGCGATTGCCCACGTATCCAGCACCCATTGATCGAGGCTGTTCCAGAACGGCATGCCATAGGTCGATGTGACATATCCCTTAAACTCCGCATTGCGGACAATGCGATGTACGTCACGCGCCGCGATGCGGAACGCGATGTTATGCGCCGCGTTATAGACATGCTCCTGCAGGACGCGGAATTCGAGGAGCAGCGGTTCTTTGACATCGTTCTCCGAGCGCTCCTTTACATGGCTACGCCCGGTCCCGAGGACACGCGCCCCTGCGAGGGTCTTTTGCGCCTGATCTTCGACCTCCTTTTCCTTTGCCTGCGTCGATTTCTCCGGATTGTATTTCAGCGGATAGTATCCGCCCCGCAGGGTTATTTCCTTCCCGTCTGACGTTTCGACGCGGAATGCGGATGCAGGGACCTTTCCGAGATGCGATCCGTTGAGTTTTTCTTCGACTTCCGCCGTTTCTTTCCAGAATGTATCCACGAAATCCCAGATCTGCTGCACGGCTTTCCAGTCGCGCTCTGTCATGTGCTTTGCGAATACTCCCTGCACGTCGAGCCGCTGACCGATACCGTCGATGACACGCTTGCGGTTGGTCTCCGAACCCCAGTTGAGCGCGAGGCAGAGGATGTTCTCCTTGCTGAGCTTATCGCCGCCGACGTCGATGTTGCGGTCTTTCCACTCCATACGCTCCTTTTTGGAGTAGGCGGAGAGGATGCGCTCGAGCTCTTTTTGACTTTGCCCGAGGAGTTCTGCTTCCCGCATCTGCGCCCGCTCGTATGTTCCGTAGAGGTATCTATGCGCCTCTTCGCCGAGCAGACGGATGAGGATCTCCGGCTTGATGAGCGGCATTGCGCCCTTTTGCCCGAGGATGGCCAGCTGCTCTCCGATTCCGGGGACCTTCGCGAGCCAATCGCTGTACCCGAGGCCGCCGGTATCCGGCGAGACCGGATGCTGCACGACGCCTTCGGGCGTCAGGCTTGTTGTCGACGCGAGGATTTCCCGGACGATATCGTCAAAATCCTTTCCGCCGACACTGAGCATGCGGTTCTTGTCGCGCCCGATGGTATAGAGGGCCTTGAGCATATTGACAGCCTGCGAAAACTCTCCGAGCTTCATCTTCCGATAGCTGCTATTCTCCTTCGAGAGCATTTCGAGGATTTCCGTCGGCGCGTCAGCGTCCATGTCGAGGTTGTTCTTGTAGCTCTCAAAGAGGGCACCGAGCTCGACATATCCTTCCGGTTTTTCAACATCGCTCCCTTTGAGCCCGAGGAGGTACGCGATATGATGCAGCCAATAGCGCTCCGCAGCGGCAAGTCGTACTGTCCGCGCGCCAAGTTTACGCTGCACGTCGGCTTTCATCTGATTCAGTTTTTCTTCGTTCTTTGTCGCTTCGTAGGCACATGCGGCCGCGAGCGCCTGCTGTTCCTTCTCCGCATAGGCGATATCCCAACGCTCCTGTGAGAGCGCCTTATCCACCGCCCGAGCATGCTGCCTTTCCTTGCGGCGGAAATATGCGGGATTGCAGGATTCGCTGATCGGCAGATCGGCGAGCACCATGCGGGCCTGTTCGCGGATAAATTTATCGTTCTCCCATACCTGCTGATCAAAGTTCTTGCGCCGCCATGTCTCCTTATTCTCCTTCCGGAGGGATTCCCGCACCTTTTTATAGTTCTGATTCCAGAACGCCTGCAGCTTCTTCTGCATTTCCTTTTTGCTGGTCGCACGCGTCATCTCTTCGAGGCGCTTATATTCCTCCGGGGTCCACTTCCCGCTGCTGCGCAGGTTCTGCACGGCCGCCATGATTTTCTTCATTGCTTCGCCGTCCTGCTCTTTGCGCAGGTCTGTATCCTCCGGCACATCATTCAGCGCATCTTCGACGCCCTTTACCGCATCCTGGATGCGGTCGTCGAGACGGCGCATCAGGCGCTCTTTGGCACGCATGCCCGCCGCTTCGAGTGCAACGCGCCGATGATAGGCCTTCGGGGTCTGCATCGCCTTTGCGATGTTCTCATCCGTCAACCGCGCCTGCAGGATCTCTTTGTCGAGCCCGCGCGCATATTCGGTCATGTATTCCGTGAGTTCCGTCTCAATGGATTTCCGTTTTGCACGGGCTTCCTTGTAGGCCTGCATCGACGGGAACCAGTTGCCGATGATTGCCGCCGCTTCTTTCCCGCCATTTTTCAGTGCCATTTCTGCGAGGTAGACCGGGTCGCTTTCGAGTTCTTCCCGCTTTCGGGTGCGTTCCGCTTCGACCTTCTCATTGTATTCCTCCCGCGCTTCTTTCTTTAGGTCTTTCATGACCTCTGCGCGCAGGCGGTCTTCTGCATCGTCACGGGATTCTTTCAGCCATTTCTGATAGGTCTCTGCGATGCTCTTACCGAGGAGGTTTTCGAGTGTTTCCTTTCCGCCGAGGCGTTCGATCGGACGATATCGTTCGTCCAGCTCCGCCGCCTTGATTTCCTCCTCCGAGGCGATCATGCGGGCCATGACGGCTTCGACCTCTGCCGAGGGCTTTCCGCCGACGTTCTCGACAAATTTATAGAGCTTGCGCAGGAACTGTTTGAACTTCCGGAATACACCGCGCAGGGCTTTCGACGGAGCTTTTCCGTCGTGCAGGTAGATTTCAAATCCGCGGGCGAATCTCTCCTGCCGCCATCTCTCCTTTGCACTCTTGATCGCGACTGCATCGCCGGACTTTTCCGCAGCTATTATGTCTTGCTCGTACTTCCAGAACTCGTCTTTCCAGTCCGTATCCTTGTATTCCTCCGCCGCGCCCGGCTTCCACTCCGCCCACTCGTTGACGGTCGCCTGATCCTTCGCGGACGTTTCGTCCATTTCTGCGAGCTCGTCGAGGTCCATCAGGAACATATGCCCCATCTCATGCAGCATGGTCGATTCATTCGCACCCTCAAAGAGCGTAATGATACGCTTGCCGTTCTCCTGCGATATTTCACCGTAGACTTCCCGCTGCAGCTGCTGACGGAACGTCTCCGCATCACGCTCTTTCCACTCCAACTTATCCGGATCAATCTTCCGCAGCACATCGACACGATGCTGATCCATCTCGATTGACTTTAATATCCCTTCTTTTTCGTATGCCAAGTCCGCCGCAAGCCCCTCACTCGAAGGATATTTGATCGTCATCATGATGTTGCTATCCGGGTGAAATTCCTTTGCGAAATCTTCCTTTGTTGCATTCGGATTCTTTTCCAGTATAGAGAGCGCTTTATTTACATTCGCAAGCTGTTTCTTATCGAACTCTACCGTACGTTCACCGCTTACTAAACGCTCTCTATACTTTTCTCGCAAGCTCTCTGTGTCATGTGCCTTTGGTTGTCGGTCAAGTATCTCTAGCGCTTCAAGAATATCTCCTGACAGTTCTCCAGCATCTTTCCCATCATAAGTAAACTTGAACCCTTTATTGTGCTCCTCGTCAACTTCATCGCCCTCTGCCGCTTCTTCATCAGACATCTCCTCCTGTCGCTTTCTATATTGTTCTTGCTCCTCCTCGCTAAGTTCATCCCAACGCACCAATTTGAGGATCCCTATTACCTCCGGATTGCGAAGAATGACTTCGTTCGGGTCATTCCCATATTCATGGGACGTACCCGAAATAAGATATACGTTTTCATTCAGATATTCATTGCTATCGTTTAATCTCCTGATCGCCGTTTCCTTGAGTTCATCGAGGCTATCATAACTACAAGAATCCGCAACATCTATAGCACAAGCACCATCAAGCTCAGTCTCTGTCCAATTCCCCTCCGGCCAGTCATGGGAGTTTTCTAACTCATCGCCAAGCTGATACACATTATCATCATGCCGAATGCCGATATTTGGAGACTTTAAGGCTTGTTTCTCATCCACCTCAATGAATTGGATATCAACAACTCTATGGTTAAATTTTTCCGATTCCGTCCAAAACATCTGATAGAAGCCTGGATTCTCCTTTTTTGCCGCTTCGAGATCGACTTCGGTCTTTACATTTTGTCCAACACCTGATACAATAAATTTAGATAAAGCATTGCTTATTGCAGCGACCGCCGGAGAGCCGTTCCGGTAGGGCTGCAGCCAAGCGATGCTTTTATTTTTATTGATATAGAGAACATTGTTAGCCTTGAATTGTTTATCAAACCATTTCAGTGAGGGCTTATCGCCCTTTTTCCCTGCTGTTTTCCCAAATGCAGAATTAATTACGTTGACGATTCCACCGGTCGATTTAATATCCTTACCGATTTCAACCGGAGCAACAACCGTCGCCCCATTGGTATCTTTGAGCTCAACAACAAAAACATAGCTCCCCGCATCGTTCCCTCGTATAATCATCAGAGGGTCTGCCATCTTACGTGGGAGCTGACGCAGGATATCTAGTGTCATGCCCTTGTGTTTCGGATTTACCGAATGCGCGAAGAAGCTTCCGAATACATGGAGCGAATCATACGGAATATTGATGAGCTGCATCACAAGCGGCACATCCATCACGCGGAATAGTTTTCCGTCCTTTTTGGCTTTCCACTTTTTCTTATCCGCCGCATCATAACGGTCAATCAACGCGTTCCAGTTCGATTCATCCCGTGCAAGGCGTGCCTCTGCAGACTGCCCCGCCGTCTGATGTATCCCCTCCTCCGTATACTTCCCGCCACTTCGGAGCCCAAACCGCTCCTGCATATAGTCCATCGCAGTGTAGTTCTCTTTGCCCTCTTTCTCGCGCATCACACGGGCAAACTGATCTGCGTGATGTGCAAAGAGGAGCGCATTCATACGCGCCGCGCGCGACTGCTGTCCGCCGATTGCTTTCAGCTGCGCCATGATCTGACGATAGACGCTGTACGCCTCCGGAGAGAGCCCCGCCGTTCCTTTGATCTCCGCCGCATCGACCTGCATCATGCGGTCTTTGATGTTTTCAAGGGTCTGGATGTAGCCGTTCAGCTCGTCGAGCTGACCTTTTGTGCCCTCCATCGCGTCTATGTCTTCCTGCGATGCCGGCGCCCATCCTTCGATTTTCGGCGCGGATGCATCACCGACGGTGAGCCGATAGGCAAGGTCCATGAGTTCGCCCTTACGCGGTGCACGTCCATTTTCTTTGTAAAAATCCTGGTACCACGGTTCATTATTGGACACACGAATGCCGCGGCCGTCCTCTCCGTTCTGCACGATATCAACGCCGTTCCCCATGCCGCGCTGCAGTGCGTCCATTGCCGGCCGCAGGAGTTCGTCACGGTCTGCCACAAATTCGTTATAGAGTTTCCGCCATCCGCTCGCAGGGCTATCCTGATCCTGCGTGATTGCCGCGATTGCCATCTCACGCTCGCTGCTGCGGCGCAATTTCTCCTTGTCGCTTGCATGGTCCGGCGCTTCCGGGAACCATTCGTTTGTGATTGCATGGATGATGTCTGTCTTTGCCTTTATTGCGTTTTTCTGCGCCTGTTCAACTTCATCACTGAGGTCTTTTGCATTCTTTTTCATGCGTGCCAAAGAATCCGTCTCCGGGGAAAAGGATACGGATTCGAGGAGCTGCGGGGATGCCGCAGACTGCGCATATTTTTCAATCGGGACAAAAAGATGCCCGCCGTTTTTGATTGTATTCTCGAGCTCTTCATCACGGATGCCCGCGGCCTTCGCCACCTCTTTCAGGTCGGCAAGGCCGTTTTCTTTTTGCAGAGCCGTTTCGGTGTCGATGTAGGCATTTTCAAATCCCGTGCCGCTGGCCTGCGCACGAATGATCTTCTGCTGCACGTCGGGCGCGGTCTGCTTCAACTTTGCACTGGATGCGACCTGCTGCAGCCGGTCAAGCATGATTGTTCCTGTCATCGTCCGCTGTGCGGCGATATCTTCGCGCGTCTTTTCCGAGGAGAGCCGCTGCGCATGACGTACGACGCCGGGAACGGCGCCGACGGAGGACGCCATGCCGAACCCAAGGCCGACCGGGAATGCCTCTGCGCCGGAGACAATGGCATTGACCGCCATGTCTCCTATGCTGTATGCCTTATCTGCCGCGCGGCCATCGGAGGATGCAACAATGCTGTTATGGATGAGATCATCGGAGAGGGACTGCGCGCTTTCCTCCGCGGATTCTGTGCCCGCGATTTTGAGCGCGTCCTTGATGTGGTTTTTCGCAAAGGCCACGACGGATTCACTCTTGCCGATATCATATTTCGCCTGATCGACGATTCCGCGGATCGCCTTTTCTGCGTATCCCTCCGCCCCTTCTTTTCCAAGGAGATTCAGCCCACGCAGCGGCTTTGTCACGAGGCCAAAATTCATCATCTCAATGGCAGGATTGATCGCGCCTCCAACCAGCGCATACGCGCGTGCCTGATCATCTGTATTGAGCGGATTCCCATCCACATCCTTCATTGCGCGATATTCGGCATAGCGCTCGCCGGTCTCCGGACGACGCATGCCCTCGAACATGCCTTCACGCATGCCCGCACCTGCAGCCGCTCGGATGAGCTGATTGCGCGAGGCATTTGCGAATGTTGCACGCGCCGCAGTAATGATTCCCGTACGCGCAGACATGGACCTTATTGTTCCCACAGCGAATCCAACGCCTGCGCCGCCCACGCCGCCGATCAGCGTTCCGCCGCCCGGCTCGATTGCTGTACCTGCGGCAGCGCTTGTGGCCGCGGTTGCCTCCGCCATGATGAGACCGTCGCGGATGCCTTCGCGAGCACTTTGCAGCATCTCAGGACCCGATTTCGCCATCCCGCCTGCAATCGCCGCGAGAGGATCATCCCAAAAGGACGGCATTTCTTTCTCATCTTTCTCGATCATCTTGTCGAGGTCTGCTGCGCGTTGGAGGTCGTTATCGTCCGCTGTGCCGAGGAATACCTTATACATGAGATTGTTAAATTCGAGCCTCTTATTTCCGAGTTCGAGGAAATGCGTGAAGGTCTCCACAATCCCATGCGTTTGACGCACGGATTCGATATCATGGAGGGCAAGCGCAGCATCACGCGGGTTCATTTTCGCGATATCGCGGATCTCCGGGAACTCCTGCCAGACGGCTTCCATCGAGAAGTTGTCCTGCATCAGTTCCCGCTTTTTTTGTGTATAGTCGTTTATCTTGAGCGCCTGCTTGTAGGCGATATCATCATCGATAAAGGAATCCGCAGAGATTCCCGTATTCGCTTCAATTTCGCGTGCCTTACGCAGTTTCTCTTCGTCTGTCATGAAGTAGTTGACGAATGTTTCCGTGCCGCGCAGGTCTTGCGCAAACTCGCTTCCCTCGTCTGCACTCTGTTCGATTTGGCTGCCGATATAGGAGCGCAGGGGACGTGTCGTGCGGTCTGCTACGATGCGCACAGGAGACAGTACAAAGTCCGCTGCCGAGCTGCCGAGCTCGTCCACGGTTTCCTGCACATCCGGTCGGCTCATGAATTCATGACGCGGTTCATTGGACGCCATACGTTCATCGAGGAATTGCCCATAGGCATTGGCAAATCTTGTTCCCGATGTAATCGCCGTGGTCACTACGTCATTTGCCGTATCCTTTACGGCGTCCCATGCCTCACCCGCGGCATCCCACGCCTTTTCATAGAGCGGTTTCGCCGCTTCTGCTTCCGCCGCTGCACGGGCCTCGTGAGCCTGATTCAGTTCTTCTGCACGTACACGCATACGTTCAACATCAAACGCCATAATCAGCCCTCCTCATCAATAACTCCTTGAAAATTGTCATCCAAATAGTACGGAAGTGCCTTCGATAGAATGATAATATTTGCTGTTGGTGTTCCGCCCATATTCAACATCTCCTCAAAGGCACCGCCAAGCCCCCGCCGCTCAATAAAGTCAGTAACCTGAGAATGCATATCTGGCGAGTTTGCGTAGAGTTCCAAGTCCGCCGCATCCTCCTCCGATAGATAACCCAGGTCCGCATAGATATTGCCCGCGCGGCGTGCCTCCAAAAGTTCTGTCGTTGTAATCGGCGTGCCTTTCCTAAGATGGTCTGCAAAGCGATTAAGTGCCTTCGCTTCCTCTGGATGCGTCCTTGACCAACTTTTACCGTTGCTCGCACCGCTTCCGCGTCCAGCACCAACTTCCTTGCCTGTATTCTTGTTGACGTGGTAATATTGAGCAATCGCATTCTCAATGCCATTACGCTCCGTCATGTCAAGGTCCTGTGCATTCAGCATAGAGATTGCTCCGCTGTAACTTCCCGCATTCTGTGCGGCCTGCATAATCCCATCGATATATTGGTGACGCTGCTGCTGATATGCTCTCTGCAGATCTCCTCCCTTTGCTTCGATCAGCTTCATCAGTCGGTCTCGCTTTTCCGGGTCATAGGCACTCACGCGCCCGCTATTCTTTGGACGGATGACCAGTGCCGGAACAAGTCCGCCGCCAATTTCGACGCTGTCCCCGTGTGTGACTTTTCCATTGCCGCGTATATAGTTCCCGTTCTCATCTGTATAATCCGCGGCACTCGATGAGTTCCCGAATACGCCGCCCTTTCCATCGGAGGCAAGAACATGATGTGCATTCTCCGGATCCGACATATCCGCACCCGGCGGGGAATAGATGATCGCAGCTCCCGCCGGGATATCCATGCCAGAGGTATACGGTTCAATAACCACAGAATCATCCGCACGTGCATCTCTTAGGAGTGTCGGCACATAGAGAACGCCCTTTTCTGCCTCTCTTGCGCAGAATTCGGAGAGCGGTCCCGTCCCCTTGAGATAGGCTTCTACGCAGCCGTCGCGTTTGTTGTCCATCTCTTTCCCGAGGATTCCCGCAAAACTGCGTTCCACATCTGCAGGAGAAGCCCCCGCCGCTTCTCTTGTTGCCTCTCTCCCGTATCGCTCATCTGCATATTCATAGGCTTTCGCAAGATTGAGCGTCTTACCATCCCAAACGCCAGGCATCTTAAGGATCTCATCTGCCTCTGTATCCATCTCTTTTGCCTGCTGCTTTTGCTTTCCAACGCGGGCAAGCTTCCAATAGGTCGTCTGATCCATATCCGGGCGGAACTGATTCAGTATCTGATCGGCGCGGTCATAATCCTCATTTTCGAGCGCTGCACCTGCGGCCGCCGCGGCGATATCTGTTACCATCTTTCGCCGCTCTGTTGCCAGCTGCGCTCCGGGCCATCCTTCCTGCTTTGCGCGTGCCTGCAGGAGCGCATCGCCGTTCTTGACGTACATGGTTGGTGCTCCATTCACCTGCCATGTCAGCGCCGCCTGCTGTGCATTGGTTGCGAGATTGGATGCAAATGTCGCCTGCTCAACCTCCTTGCCCTCCGCCATCTCCTTTGAAGCTGCGATACGCTGGAAGTTCGCCATGTTCTCATTGAGATTTCCCTTGAGCGCAAAGCGCACACGGGGGTTATAGTTCTTGCTGACCTCTTCATAGGTCTTGTTGATTGCGTCGGTCGTGCGGTCGATGAGCCCCTTTGCATTCTCTCCAACGCCCGTGGTAAATAAGCCCTGCTCTCCATAGAGCTGCTGCGTGAGGCTTGTCATGATCTCGTTGCGGGCCTTCATGACGTCGGCGGCGTCCATATCGTCCTGCCGCTGCGCCATGACTTTATTCACCTGTCCGATTGCGGCGGCCATCTTATCATAGCCTTCATCGCCGCTTGTGCCGTAGGCATGCACATCGCCTGATACGCGTACCGCCGGCGGGTGCATGGTGTTTGGTTCAACGGCCTGTTGATAGGGCGAGAATTTCATGTATTACCACCTCCCGAGCGGCTTATAGTTTTTCAGGATGAGGCCCGTATCTTCGGTATTCCTAAATGGTTGGAAGAAAGACGATGTATTGTATCCGGCCGGCGGCGTCGTGAGAGGATTCGGCTCTGCCTGTTTCGCCGTTCCCGCACTCTTCCACGGCTGCGCGGCGCCGTATACGCTTGCGGCCGTTCCGAGGATCGTTGAAAGTCCCGCCATCCGTGATGTGCGGCGCGCCTGACGCAGGACATTTCCAGCGGCCGCATTGGACTGATTTGCCTGATTGATATAGTTGCTCTCCGCAACGCGCGAGCTAAAATTGTCGTTGCGCTGATTCATCAGGAGGTTTGCCGCATCCTTGTTGTAGGCGTCATATCCGGACGACAGGATATCCATCGCAGAGCCTCCGAAGTTCAGCCCGGCCGCTCCGGTCTCTGCACGCTGCGCCCCTTCTGCAATCCTGCGCCGGGCCCGCAAGGCCTCCTGCTGCTGTGCATAATTATCCGCGATCTGCTCCTGCTTTCGATTTTCAATGCGCGCGTTCTGCTCTGCCGCCTGTGCCTGTGCCCGATACATATCCGCCTGCGCGTTCGCCTGCGCTCTTATTTGCGCTTGCTGTTGCCGATACTGGAACAGTCCGCTGAGTGCCGTGAGGCCTGCTACCCATCCGCACATGTTATTTCCTCCCTTCGCTTTCGATGGTAAATGGGATAAATTGTTCTCCGCCGATTGTGATTTCCTTGTGAAAGATTGCGCCGCAGTATTTCAGCCACGCAATCGCATCTTTGTTAAATGCCCCGACAGCGTTGTAGAGGACGCCATATTTCTTTGCCCATTCAGTCAAGATGCGCTTGGATTCGACGGCGAACGCATAGCGATTTTCTTTGATACGATCTGTGCCGAGGCACCAGATGAGACGCCCCGCCATCCCCGGCAGTTCCCGATATCCCCATATGGCGATCAAACCGCTGCGGTCAAAGGCTGCAAAGCATTCCTCCGACAGGAATACGGAATCGTATACTTCGTTTTCGATGGACCCGCTTTCCGCAACGCCCGCAGCGAGTTCCCTGCGGTCCGCAGCGCGCAGTTCTCCGATGAGCGTTCGGACAAGCTGTTCTTTTTTCTTCTGTTTTGTGATCTTCTTGATTTCGTAGTTAGCCACCGAATGATACCCTCCTTATGATTGCCGAGAGGCTGAACGGATAGGGGGTGTCATGCGTAATCACCGTGCGCCCTTCGTTATTCCATCCGCCGGCCGGCAGGGTTACTTCTTTGTCCCCTGTATAGAGGATGTTTTCATCGAGCTCCATGCGTTCGGGGTCATAGACGATATCATCCTGCCGCGCTGCGCTTTGACCGATACGCCCGCCATAGGATTTCGTAAGACGCAGGATTGCGTTTGTGACTGTTTTCCTGCGTCCTTGTACGGTTCCGCTGTCGGTGTTGCCAACATCCCAGTTCGGCTGTTCGAGTGTCATGGTATAGGGCAGGCCGACGGTGATTCTTTTCGCGGCCTGCGGCAATTTCGCGTCTGCATTCATCGTTATCCCTTCATAGAGATACCCATCCGCCATGATGACAACATGCTTTCCATCGAGGATATCTTTGCCGGGGATCTCTGTCTGCGCCGCAGGATAAGTCACTGTAACGGCCGCATCCTCTATGATGTAGTCTTGTTCGGATTCCGATTCTCCGTGCGGGGCAAAGTATTCGAGATAGCGGACGGTCTTTCCGCCGATGCGGCGCTCGACAACAGCGTAGATGCGATCATTGTTTCCGGCATTGACGGCGCAAACGGCCTTATATTTTCCGTCGGTGACAAAGTGGCTCCACGCATAGACTTTCTGGTCAATGACATAGGTCAAGCAGAGCATTTGTCCGTCATCGGTGACAAAATAAACGAGACTGTCCGGCTCCTGTGCATAGGCGGCGCTGACGATTTCCCGCCCGCGCAGCAGATGCTTTGCGAGGAGGGTCAAATCAATGCCGATATAGCCGTCAGTCTCATAGGAATACCCGGTATCCCGGATGATGGACCCGCGGCGCTGGATGTAGATAATGCGGTTGCCGATGCGCAGCGGAGGTACGCCGCTGCATCCGTAGTTCTCCTGATTCTTCGGGGTGATGTTCGTCGGCTTTACGGTCTCCCCGCCCGCAATGGTCCACGTATTTCCGTCCGTGAATATAACAAGATCATTGCCGACGTCCATATGGCTGATGCTGTACGCCTGCCGCGAGAGGAGGTCTGCCGTGACGGCGCTGTCATCGGTAACGGTGCCGGATTCTTTTTCGACGCCGAAATTCTCGTAGTCACCGCTCCGGCTCATCCAGAGACGCTGCGGATATTTTCTGCACCCGCCGAAGCAAAGGCGGTCCTGGAAGAACGCGGCGCAGCGCGGATATCCGTTGATTTTGCTCCACGCGCCCCAATACCAATCTGCCGTTGCCTCTAATCCGCCGAGTATCTTATCCACTTTGGCAGATGCATGCTTCGCATCTGTTACGCCGGTAATGGTCACATATCCCTCATGCCGATAGGGATAGGCGGAGAGATCGGCATTGCATGTCCCGCCGGTAATCCTTGCACGGATGCGCAGCAGGCTATATTCGTCTACATCTCCCGATTCGGTCGGATTATAGTCGTTGGTTGACGTATAGGTGCGCAGATCAACCCATGTGTTTCCGTCGTCTTTGGACTGCTGCACAACAACCTGACCGGACCATGTTCCGTGCGTGATGATTTTCCATGTTTTCCCGGCAATGACACTCCGCGTATAGACGGACTTATCGTCTACAATGAATTCACGTTTGTACTCGTATCCATTGCTTAGAGAAAGCTCTATCTTTAGTTCTCCTTGTATTCCATCAATGCGGAGGACAAAAACGTTTTCGTACCGATCCCCATTAATCGTGGCGGGCAGAGTCATCGAATCTTCCCAATCTCCCGCCCCGCTTTTGCTCCATATATCTGTCCACTTATATCTTCTTGCATATTTAAAAAGCGGGAGTTTATAGCTGGAATACGCATTGACCGTTACATTGCAGGATCCCGTTCCGGTCTTTTTGATCTTACATACCGTCCCCGCCGATGCAGAAATCTCCTGTGTCGTATATGAGCTACTGTTTGCCCCAGCAGATGCGGATACCGTCCCCCCGTTGACATATTGCTCGATTTTCATCGTGTCACCGATGCGGTCATCCGTGAATATGTCTTTCGCCGCAGTGATCTCGATATTTCCGTCGCGGCCGGACGGTTCGATTTTTGCCGCTTCGTCGTTGTTGATATCACCATACGCCATGCGCGTCCATGCGATCTCTGAGATACGCCAATCCCCTTCGCTGTACCGTGATAGTTTCTGTACCGGGAGTCTTCCCGAGCAGATATACATAACATCGACGGACTGCACAAAGCGTAGGTTCCGGAGGTCCCCTGTTTCAAACGGTGTTTCAAGCTCGACGGACAGCCGGTTCCCATCCCGCCATATGCGGATGTACTTTTCCCCGATTTCAAGGAGATAGGTAATTTCTACGGTGTACTCAAATCGTACCAGGATCGCGTCGCGGTCATCGTATTTCATGCGCCCGGCATAGATGCTTCCCGGTCTTTTGTATACGGGCCCATAGGGACGGATGATTGCGTTTTCTGCCTGCAGCAGGGCAAGCTGATATTTTTCGAGGTCGACGCGCGATGCGACTTCCCCGGAGATTTCTCCGCCCGTAAATGCGGGCTGAATGGCATAAAACGGCCGCGGCTCTGCCATGATGTGTGCCTCCTGTCTTTACGAAAACCTCTCGTTTGCGTATTTGTTTGGATACTGCGTGCGCCGCTCTTTTTCGAGGACGCTATAATATCTCGCATTTGCAACGGCCTGCTGCGCCAGCTGCATATGCTGGACGACGATATTCGCATTCCCCGTGATTCCCATGGCGATAGAGGATGCAAGGAGATGCGTAAGCGCTTCCGTGAACTCTTCGCTGAACAGCGCAGGATCTTTGATATCGTCTGTGTATTCCGCCCATGCTTCTTGTACATCGGTCGCGATTGCCTTTCGTCCGCCGCCGAGCGTCACGATCTCAAAGTCCTGCCGATCTGTTTCTTTCTTTCGTGCATGCTCATTGTCATAGACATAGAGGACACTGAGACATTCGGCCGGATAGGCATAGACGGAATCCCATCCGGGAATGCTGTCCGTATATGCCGCAAGCTTTGTGATGCATTTGGCAAATCCCCACGGATACGCCGTCAGCATGCGGCGCCGGTCATGGTCATAGTGGATTTTGCACTTTCGCGCTTCTTCGCTCTCATCGTCAATGCTGTTGATTCTCCCCTGCCCGATGTAGGAGAGTGCCATGTTGCAGATCTCTGTGCTGTTCATTTGGATACCTCCTTGCCATAGTGTCATAGCTGTTATGGCACTATGGCAAAGGCAGAAGGTTTTTCCTTCTGCTCTTTCCCGCCCTGATGGGCACATGGTTATCGGTCGATGTTGTCGTCGAGGACAAGGCCTGCGGTAACGGTGCCCTTTGTATAGGTGCTCGCACCCTTGATGCGCAGGTAGCCGAGGTTGCCGCGCGGCAGGTGCACCGAGAGCGGCACCTGATCATAGGTTCCGAGGGTCTTCGGCGACGCGAAATTCTCCGTGGCCGAAGTCTCGAGCACGGTCTTAAATGTTCCCGTCCCCGCACCCTTTACGCGCAGGACGAGGATCGTCGGGTCGCCGGCATCCCCGGGGCCGACCTTCAGGACGTCGGAATCGACGTTCCCGTTCGTGAGGGGCTTTGCGTTATAAAACAGGTTTTCTCCATCCAGAATCGCCATGGTGTTTTCCTCCTTCCGTCATGCCGTTGCAACGCCGGTCTCCTCGTCGGAGATGGCATCGCACTTTTTGATCTCAATTCCGCCGAAGTAGAGCCGCGGCACATCCGCCTGCAGCTCCTGCCGCGTGATGTGAACGTTGTTCTTGTCGAGCAGGTAAATCTCGAACCAGTTGTAGAGCGCCTCCGAAACGTACATGATAACCTTCTTGTCGCGGGACTGCAGATTACGGATACGGTTCTTCGCGGTGACGAACTTTTCGATCAGTTTCAGCTTGTCAGCACTTGCCATAGAGCCCGTGATCTTATCCACGTCAATGTTGCGCACGGCAGCATTCGCGCGGATATCCCCGACCGAAAGGCCTGCCTTCCACGTAAAGAGCGTGGTGAGTGCCTGATACTCCTTGCCGTCGGGGTCGGTTACGGTCTGTTCGCCGAGGTCGCGCTGCTTGAGGCCCGCCTGCGAATTCTTCGGATAAATTCCGCTCGTCGCATGCGTGCCCCAGCCGACCAGGAATGCCGACGTGTTCTTTGCGCCCGCGTTCGCCGTCATGCCGCCGATGACCTGATAGCCCGGGGTGTTCTTCTCACCGCCGATCACGGGATAGCGCATCGAGAGGCCGTTGAAGGTATCGAGGTCATCGTCCGCGTTGCCGTAGAAGATGTTGGCCGCAATGGCGTCCGAGAATCCGCCGACGAATGCGGCATCCTCACTGCGGCGGAACTGCTCGCCGTTCGAGGCAAGCGCGATCTCCTCAATATCCACGCAGGAGCGATCCTCGAGGATGATGCAGGTGTCCTGCACCTGCTTTGTCGTGGACTTGTGCCGAGTGACACCGCGATTGATGCGGCGCACCGAGGGCTTCGGCATGGATGTACGGAGCGTGGTGCGGTTGCCGGTCGGCAGATTGCCCATCTTCCATGTGATATCATCCATGATAGGGTTTGCATTCAGGAGCGATTCGATGATGAAATCGACGCTCCCGTCCGGGGCGAGACGATTCCGAAGGTCGGAGAGCGTCAGCGCCTGTGTTCCGAGTGTTGCCATAGGTTTTTCCTCCTCTTAGCTGTACTTCTTGAAATCGGTATTGGGGTAAATGGATTTCTCCACTCCGGCCCCTCCGGAGCGGTCCCCGCCATCCTCTCCGATGAGGTCGCCGAATGCCGCCATGAGACGAATCATCTCAATGCGGTTTCCGGCGCCTGTCTCATTGAGCATGGCCGTAAGGCCCGGGATTTTTTCGGCAAGCGCATTGCGTGCAGCGGCTGCCTTCGCAACGGTAGCGTCGAACTGCCCGCCGAGCTGCGAACGCGCCTCCTGCGCCCAGCCTTCCTGCATTTCGTGGATGGCCTGCACGGCCGCATCAACGCCCTTCTGCATGTACTGCATGCCATAGGCGGCAATGGTGCTCGCCTGCTCCTGCGAGAGGCCTGCCTTTTTGGCAATCTCCCCGAACGCCGCCGCAGACTGCTCGTCATAGTCCATGCCTTCGGGGACAATGCCCTTAAAGTCATAGGCCTCCGGTACGCCCGCGGACTGTTCGGGGGGATTCTCCCCGTCGCCGCCGAGGATAGTCTTTCGTCCGTCGGCTCCTGCGTCTGGGTTTTCGGGTTTTGCACCGCCATCCCCGCCGCCGTCGCCTGCGCCGTCCGGGGCGGATGCCGGGTCCGCAGCACCCGCGTCGCTATCCCCGCCATCGCTTTCCCCTGCGAAACGCTGCAGGTCGAAGATCCTGTCTTCTGTCATATGGTTTCCTCCTTTTTGTCTGCCGCTGAGATCATCTCTTCGATCTCCTTCATCAGTGCGTGATACTCGCTTTCGGCTTTCTGTTTTGCCGTGAGCGCCACGAGGTCATCTGTGATGAGATTCTGTATATGCAGCCCTACGCGCCGCTCTCCCTCCATGACGAGCAGGCGGTTGACGTTATCTTCGGGGAACGGTCCACCTCCTGTGAGGTGACAGCGTTCGAAGAGGCGCATCAGGAACCATCGCCCATCCGGCGCGTCAAGCAGATAGAGGAGCGCCGCACGGTCTTTGGATTCGATTTTTTCCGCGGCTATGCGCCGCATCTTATCCGCGGAGCTGATTTCGTATTCCATGGATTCCTCCTATCCGACCTGCGTCATACCAAGGAGCTGCTGCAATGCCGGATTCCCATCCTGCGCGGCTTCGGTTGCATTCTTTGCCGCCTGTGCAGCGGGCGCCGCCATCTGTGCCATGGCCGCCGCCTGCTGCATCTGCCGTTCCTCCTCTGCAGCTTCTTGCTTTTGCTGTTGGATTGCCTGATATTCGTCGTCGGTCCGCTTGATTTTCGCAGGGGCGCCGACCATACCGATGTAGCTGTTGGCGGTTTCGTTCCAGTCCATCTTGTCGAGGATGTTCGGATAGAACTGCGCAATCTGCGCGATGAACGCTACGGCCTGCTCGATGTTGACAAGACCGCTCATCTTTTGTGCCTGTGCAAGCGGGCTAATGTACTCGATTTTGATTTCCTGATCGCGCAGGATTTCTTGCGCTTCTTCATCTTCCGGTTCCGGGAACATGCGCTCCCGGTCGAGGATGTTATAGACGCGCTCGATGATCCGCCCGAGGAATTCGAACTGCATGCGCTGCACAACAGGGCCGAGGATGTTCATCTTCTCCTGCGTGCGTTCGAGGACTTCGCGTGCGGTCATTGCCTTTTCTTGCTGATCTAACATCATGAAGAGGTCGGCGCTGTACGCGCGCTTAATGCGCGTCGTTACATCCGCGACGACCTCGCGCAGATGATCAAGGTTTCCCTGCACCTGGAAGAGGGGCGTTACCGCATCTTTTTCCTGCACAAACGTCTTTCCGCCCGGCACCAGATTGATGCCCTTTACGGCCATGGCATCATCCGCTATGACCGGCGGCTTTACTGCCAGCTCGACCATGGTCAGCTTGTCCTTTTCAAGGAGATGCAGGATTTTCGCATCGCCTTCCGCGAACCATCCGGGCCCCTTGCCATAGCTGTCATTGCCGGAGATGAGATAACGTGCGACAGGGACGGGCCATTCGTGGAATCCGCCGACGTGCAGGAACTCATCTTCTGTGCTCCCCTCTACGTAGTAGATGGAGACATAGGGCAGATGGAAGTTGCCGAGTTTCTTCGGGTCATAGTTCCGGTTGGGGCCTACATACCAAACGACGGTATGATTCGCCTTGATTCCCGGGCCGTTTGCAAGTTCTGCGCGGATGTTGTCCGGCACGTTTTCCGCACCGAATTTGTCCACGAGCTGCGCGGCGCTCATCTTGTAACGGCGGCAGAACGTTTGAATGCTTCCGTCTGGCCCATTCTCCATGGCATAGCTGCCAATGGGATACGGAACAAAATGGACGCCATATTGGCGGTCGGGGAATATTCCGAGCGGTGCTTGCCCGAACGCGAGCTCGAGGTAGCAGCTGTGGACGGCGGTGTAGAAGTTGCTCTTTTCGAGCACGTCCGCGATGATGTCCATGCGCTCGTCAAGGATCCTGCCGAGGTCGGAGTTATCCTTGAGGTCGATGTTGGCAAAGTCGAGGCGGAACCATTTGCGGCTGGGCGGCGTAAGGCCTCCCATGACGCCCGCCGCAAATATCTGGTTACTGTCCCATGCGCAGTTATGCCAGACGTTGGTATCCTTACGGCTTCCCGCATTGCTCTCATCATCCATGCCGTCAAAGCTCCCGAGATACGGCAGCTGATATTCGCGGATGGATTTCCATCTGGTCTCATAGGTGCTGCGCTTATCGATGAGCTGCTTGACTGTCTGCTGCACTTCCTTGCGGCTGATAGATAGACGCGCCGCGAGGTCGCTTGCACGAATGAGCGGGGGCAGGCGTGCTCCCTGCATGATTTGTTCCTGCATATGTCCTCCTTATCCGAGGGTTGTGCGTCCGCCGCCATTGGCGAGCGTTCCGAGAATGGTCTCACGGTCGCTGCTGAGCATCGTCGATGCACGACCACGGCGCCTGCGCTGACTTGCAGACGCGTTATCCTGCGATCCGATATCCGATGACTGTACGGCCGTCGGTGCCGGGTCTACTTTCGGCGGCGGTGTATAACTCACACTGCCGCCTCCTCCGCTGCACATAGGATCACCTCCTTTCGGTGTCTTGATTTCGGGCATTGGTATTTCAAAAGGGGTCATAGTCGGTGTTGCACATGGTATCTTGCCGGCTGCTTTCAATACGGACGGGATATGCAAAAGTGAGGGCGAGCGCATCCGCCTTGTTGGGCGATGCGAGCCCGCGCTTTTTCATATCCTCCTTGCTCTCGAGTTGGAGCTTCCCGCTCCGGTTCATAAACGCTTCGGGACCTGCGAGGTCGTCGCGGAGCTGTGCATCATCCGGCAGAGCGCCGATGGTCTTAATCCAGTCTTTCATCTCTGACCACATCTCCGCACGCTTGTTGGCGTAGTAAGGGTCCCGCGGTTTTGCAGCAAAGGATACGAGGTTCCATGTCCGCCTCATGTTGCGGCCGACGGAATAAATGCCGGTGCCGTAGCCCTGATCGATATTGACTGCTGCGGCACGGTATTGGTCCTCGAAATACGCGATGATCTCCGCCATGTGGACGTCATCATCGTTTTTCTGGTAGGTCGCGAGATGCTTGCACATGGATCCTTGCCGAAGGAATATCTCGAGGCTGTCCTCTCCGGTCCATGCAGGGTCAACGCCAATAATGACGGGGGCAAAGTCAAATTCATGCTTGTGGATAATGCGCTTTGTCGCCTCTTCTATGAGCGCGCCCGAGATGAACTGCAGTTCCGAGGCCGACGGGAATTCGCCGCGAACGCGGACTTTGAAGAAGTCGCTGTCCTCTCCTCTGGTCTCCTGCCATTCGGCAATGAGATCTTTGTTGCTGATGGCAACATCGCGGCTGTCGATTTTTCTGGTTTTCCAGAGTGCGCGGTCACGGTGAAAGCAATCGTAGAAGCGCCCGCTGGTACGGGTCGGATTGCCGAACGCGCACCAGATGATCTCTGTGTCCGCGTCCGTCATCGCGCCCTCTGCGACTTCCCAGATGATGTTTGCGATTGCGGATGCTTCGTCAAAGACAAGGAGGATGCGGTTCCCCTGATTGTGCAGGCCGGCGAATGATTCGCTGTGATGCTCGTTCCAGGGGATCGCGTCAATCCGCCATGTTTTTTCATGGCCGGGTGTGTTGGAGAAAATCGCGGTGGCCGTGTAAGTGAACATGTGCTTTGCGATAAAGCACTCATACCATTTGGACAGCTCCGCCCATGTCTTGCTTTTGAGCTGCGTGTCCGTGTTGGCCGTGATGATGCCGCGGGTATCTTCATGCGTTGAGATTGCCCAGAGGATGATCCATGCAACGAGCGCAGATTTTCCGATGCCGTGCCCGGATGCGATTGCTTCGCGGATGACTTTGCCGGGGGTCTTGAGCCCGTCGCGGATATCTGCGAGAAGGTCCAGCTGCCAGTCCTGCGGCTGCTGGCCTTCGAGCTTATCCGCGCCCCACGGGAACGCGCCATGTACGAATGCCACGGGGTCATAGGCGAGTTCTGCGAGGAAATCAATCATGCTCTGCTGCGTTGTCTGCTGCATTTTTGATCCGTTCCCTTGCCTCTTTGAGTGCCTGCGCTGCGTTTACGGTGATCTCTCCGCTGATTTTGGTTTCCTGCCGGTCGGCGTATACGTCCGGTTTTGCGCCTTTGAGCAGGAGGATGAGGAGTGCATCGCTCTTTTTCCGGTAGCTGCCGACCCGCTTGCCCTTGTAGTAGATGCCGCATTCGTCGCCTTCGACGGCGCGGCGGCGGGCTTCTTCTTCGAGGAGGTCGCCCGCCATTTCTTTGGCCTGCGCGAATCCTTTTTTGTATTCCGGATCTTCTTTGAGCCAGTTGTAGTGCGTTTGCCGCGTGATGCCGCACGCCTCCGCCGCAGCGCCTATCGTCCCCTCCGCGATATAAGTATTTAAGAATCTATTTTTTTGCTTGCTGCTTACGAATCTGTAAACTTGCTTTGCCATTTCCAGCGTCCTCCTTTCCCTTGCGCTGTCTGCGTTTACGGCTGTTTTTGTCCGCGGTCATTTTTCGGTGATTCTATGTGTAAAATGGCCGCGCCATTTTTCGGTGCAATTTTTCCGCCCGTTTTTGGGCAAAAGAAAAAAGCCATATGCAATCTGCACATGACTTTCACTGTATTTATTTTATCACGTATTTTCGGACTTTTTTCCCGGAAAGTTTTAATCCTGTGTTTCCGCTCTGCTCTAAGGATTGCGGTATTATTGCATTTTATTTTTGCACATTTTTCTAATCTTGCGCGCTAAAATACACGCATGAGCCCCATCTGACAGGCACATGCGAGGGCGTATGATCGGATATGACGTATGGTTTCGTAGTAGGTGTTTTTGCTGATGTAGAGTTCGCGGCATATCTTGTGATAGCCATGCCGCTTGAGATATTTCCGGATATAGATTTGCTCTGCAAGAGATCCGCGGATGCTGCTGCGCACTTCGCTCTCGACGCGCGCCCAGTTTTCGAGCTCTGCTTTATACTTTCCGTCTACTTCCAGCAGATCAGCATTTCGGATCGCCGTCCTCTCCGTCGGATTTTTTCCGCCGGCCGGATCGTATCGTTTTCGTCGGCGCTCCATGCGTGTCACCGCATAGAGCATTTGATCGATGCGGTTGTAGATTTTTTTGTCCATGCCCTCTCCCGGTTTCGATTTTTTCGAAATATGCGATGGTCAGCGGATATCCTTCCGCCGTGTAAGTGCTGTAAGACAGGTCTTTGATCAGACGGTATCCCTTCGGCGGATCGATTTCCGTCTTGTAGGCCTCCGCCCGTGTCACCTTTGTTTTCTTCGGGACGGTCCGCAGGAGATTCCGGCTTACTTGTATGCGTCCCGAGTGCGCCGCGACTTTCTCTTTTGTGAAATAGTCCGCCAGCCGTTCCGCGTCCCGCAGATGCCCGCCGTAGAGCTTGACTTCCACATTGCCGTGCGGCCATGCCTTTTTTATTTTTTCGAGCTCTGGTTTCCCAAGCGCCGGCAGGAGAATGTGACCGTGTGGCCGACCGCTTCCCGTCAGATTCTCGAGCACGGATATATATCTCGCCGGCATTCCCGCCTTCTGGTAGATTGCGCGGATCCTGCGCTTGAATTTCTCGAATTCCTTTTGGATTGTTTCCGTGTCCGGAACCTCCCGGAACGTACAAGTGAGGTACCAGTCCCCCGCCTCGAAGTTATCCAAAAGGAGACGGGATAACTTTTCCGCACGGAGACGACGATTCACTTCCAGCTGCGTCTGCTTTGTGACATTTTGCCGTTTTGCTCTTTTCTCACGGATCTCCGGACGGAGCGGCAGCGCTCTCTGAGAATAATATTTCTTTTCGATTCTGAACCTCTTGTTGTTTGATTCCCAGATCGATTTTAGGTAGGCCATCGCAGCTTTCCTCTCCGCACGTATATTTATGTTGCTTTATGTCGCTATATTAATTCCTTTATCGAGCAGATAAGGGGATAGGGTATCCCCTTCGATTTGAGAACACACGTATTTATATTTTCTCAGCGAACCCCGCCGAGAACTCTGCTCGATAAAAAGCTTCTATATAATATAGAAGGAAATGTTTTTCATTCGTCTTTTTTGAAAAGCCAAACACAGATACAACAGAAGAACAACAAGAGGATATACACCCCGCCAATGGCAGGTGCAATAAAAGTCAGCAAGCCAATCAGCAAGCCAATCACCAAGTAACCGAGAACCACAATGAGCGGCAGCGCAAGGATGCATCCGATCGTTATAAGGATCTTTTTTATTGTTTTCATTTCTGCTTCAGCTCCTCGTCCAGTTCGATAATGATCCGTTTGAGCTGACAATTCTCAGCACAGAGCCGTTCGATGTCTCGCTTTTGTATCTCAATGCGATTGGTGAGTTTTCGGAGTCCAATATACAGATCATCAATCGCCGCGACACGAGATTCGAATTCATCTTCCAACGTGTATAAAACACTATGTATAATCGGATCCATCGACGCCTTTATCTTTTCGATATCATATGGCGTCCTCATTTCTGCACATCCTCTTCCATGATATTATAGGACGGGTTCATTTTTATGCCTCCTCCTCATGATAGCCGCGCATCCGGTTCTTCTCGTTCACGCGGCGCTGCCACTCATCACGCTCCTCCTCATCACACCCCAGCGCGTCAAGCCATGACGTGCAGAGGGTGATAACGTCTGTGATCTCCATGATCAACCTTTTCTTTACATCCACCAATCCATATTTATCATGGTCTACTGTCCCGGCGTCATCTGCATTCTCTTTGAGAATCGCCGCCTCCTGAATCACCTCATTCGTTTCCTCCGACAGCTTCGCCATCCACGCCACCGTAGATGCGCCACGGAATTTCTTACACGGAATCGGTTTAATCATTTTGCTTTTCCTCCTCGAAATAGAATCTCACGGGATTACCCGTGATCTTAATGAGACCATATGCAAGAGCAAGCCGGAATATGAACAACTTTTCGAGACGCCCGACAATAAGCCCGAGCTCTTCCCGCAGTCTCTCTGTTCTCATCGTGGACTTGTAGAAATTGCACGAACGACACGCAGGACGGTAGTTCACAATCTCATCTTCACCGCCGAGATAGACAGATTGAACATGATCAACCTGCATATCCTTGATGTCGATCTCCTTACCGCAATACGCGCAGTGTCCACCATACATTTCATAGACACGCCGCCGAACATCTTTCGATATTGCTTTACGCCTTCTTGTTTCTTGTATCTCCATTGGTTTCACCCGTAGAGCTCATCTCTCATCTCATCAATCAAATCCGCCACATCCTCCCTGCTCATATTCTCAATTGGATAATCCTCAAAGTCATACCCGAGCTCTTCCATCAGCGCCTTCAATCGCTGTATCTGCTCACTTGTCGGCTGTTCCATTTTCGCAGCATCCTTTCTTTTTCCTCCTTTGAATTACGCACTCTCACGTTCTTCTGTACCGCACAGTTCCGGCAGATTGGCACGTACAAGAGCCTCTGCAAACGGCGGCGGAACCGCATTACCGCATCGGGCAACCTGCGCCGACTTTGGATAGCTCCTGCCGTCTGCATCACGGTCGATGATGTAGGTCTCTGGAAATCCCTGCGCCCGGAACAACTCCCTCGGCGTAAGCATCCGCATGCCGATATCCGTGACCTGATACAATTCTCCGCATACAGCAACCACACCGAATCTATCTCTGGTCGTGATTGTATGCAGTGGCTCTGTGAGTGTCTGTCCATCACCTTGACCGTAATACTTAACCAGGAACGCCTCAACGAGTGCATTGTGATCTATGCTGGTTACTGTCGGCAGAGGCATAGTTACATCAACTCCGGCACCTTGATATCCTCCGGCAAAATACTTGCTGATGAATGCCGTCACAAGTCCGTACCGATTAGATGCGTCTGCGGTCATGAGTGGACGGTCTATTACTTGTCCTCTTACGTCCTTATCCGACTGCTCTCCGTGGTACTGGATCAGAAACGGTGCAAATCTCTTGTCCACGATATACGGCTCAGGATTATCGAGGACAAATTTCTTAAGCCCGCGCGCTATGCGTCGCATGGTGTTTTCGCAGAGTGGTTTCTTCCGGGCAAATATGCTCGGGCAGGGGATAGACCAGTCAATGATTTCCGCCGCCGTACGCCACGGATGCAGCATACCGCTTGCCACAAATAGCGTTGTCTGATCTCCATGCGTCGGCTCCGGCCATACAATCGGCAGGCCATCGCATCGCGCAACTAGGAAAAAGCGCTTGCGTATGGTCGGCGCACCGTAGTCACACGCTCTGAGCTCGTTCCACTCAACCTTGTAACCGTAGCGCTTCAGTGCGTGTACGAACCGCCGAAACGTCTGCCCCTTCCGTGCCGGGTCAGGGCGGTTATCCAAGAGCGGTCCCCATGTCGTAAACTCCTCGACATTTTCGAGGATGATAACGCGTGGCCGCACAAGCTTTGCCCACCGGATCGCTACCCACGCAAGCCCGCGAATTGCTTTTTCCACAGGCTTCCCGCCTTTTGCTTTGCTGAAATGCTTACAGTCCGGGGAAAACCACGCCAATCCTACCGGGCGCCCGCCGCATGCCTCCACGGGGTCAACATCCCAGACGTTTTCGCAGTAGTGCTTTGACGCAGGATGATTGGCTCTGTGCATTGCGATCGCGGCCGGATCATGATTGATTGCAATATCTACACTCCGCCCTGTCGCAAGCTCAATGCCTGTCGATGCTCCGCCGCCACCGGCAAAATTGTCAACGATGATCTCCACTATTTGCCCAGCACCTCCAGAATCTGATACAGCAAATACGCAATGACAATCAGCAATATCGTCTGCATTTCTAACTCACCTCCTCTTCCAACGGCAGCCATATCTTTATCTCCGGATTCTCGTATATGTTTCCAATTACATTCGCCATATTGGCAACATCCTCTAAGGCATGCACCTCGCCGCCTCCCTCGGCAACGAATTCACCGTCAAAAAATTTCACAAAATAGCGCTCCCCAAATTCATCTTGAAGAATATCTCCCTCGTAAATTTCTTCCCCGAATACATCATCCACACCGGTGTACTGCATCAGATCCACATGTTCGAATATTTTCTCGATGATGTCCATTTTCTTCATCTCCGGATCCCATACCCGGAATTTAATCTTTCGCATTTTATTCCTCTCCTATTCACCGCAACATGGACATTTCATAAACCTATTCCTCCTATCGCCCCGTCCCAGTCCAGATGTTCATATGGATTTTCCTCCAAGTTATCCCACTCCTCACTATCTTCACCCTCGGACACATAGAAATGGAACTTGCAGTTCCCGCATTTCACACCGCCATCTCCATATCTCGTGGACACCCTTTCACCGCATCGCGGACAATAATCGACAATCTCAGCATCCGCAAAAAACATCATTCCCCGCCCTTTCCGTATTCTCTCCACGTTCCACTCACCACATGCGACTGCCGGAACTCCGGCAGGATCGACAGCTCGCCCACGCTCGTACAATAGCGCACCAACATTCCCTGCTCCTGCGCCGCTTTCAGCTCCGCCATACACCCGCGGCTCTCCTTATAGTTGCCGCTCATAACGATAGCATCGCAGGCGATCAGCATCTCGATGCAATACTCCATCACCTGCTCATACGACATACTCGCAAGCGGATCAAACGCCGCAAGCGGATTGAGAAACAAAACATCCGGATGCAGCTCCTGCAGCTTCCGGTGTATCTCCGCTGCCTCTGCCTTGTTCTTTTCCTCATCCCCCGTATAGGGATGCGAGAGATAGTACCATTTCACGATGCAGCCTCCTCAATTTATCCAACGAATCACAGGATCCCCCTTGAACCCCTTCTCCCACACATACCACGCATAGGCTATCGCCCTCCCCGAATTCTCCTTGAATTGCCCATTGAATCCGCACATGAGACGCTCCGAGCTTACATAAACCGTATGCGGCGGATATTTCCGAAAGAACACCTTGCGCTTCTTGCTCTCCATGAACGTCAACTTGAGAAACATTGCGACCTTCTGACCGTCCGCCATAAGTTCGATAGATTTCTCCGCGAACTCCATCGCGTACTTATACGGCGGGTTCGTTATGATGTCATAAGGATGGTTGATAGGGGGGGCAGTGCACGTAAGGAAATCGAGTGGTGCATGTCCACCGAATCCACGATCAATCAAATCCGTGCTGAGGACTTGATATCCATGCTCCATCAACACCTTTGAGATATGCCCCTCTCCACAGGCCGGTTCCCAAATAGTTGGTGCAAATTCTTCCTGCTCAAGCAGGAGTTCGACCGCGCGCGGCTCTGTGGCATAGTAGTCGTATTCCGCGCGTTCGTGTGTCGCGTGACCTTCCGCGCCGAACGTCACAAATGCCGCCTGACTGTTCCCCGTCCAATCTCTTTTTGCATTCTCTTCTTTTTTCATCCGCTCAGTTCCGCCCCCTCTTTCCGCGCCGAATCTCCATGGATCCGACAGAACTCATGGAATCCGATCAGCTGGATCATCTTCTCTGCCGCCGCATGTGTATCCATCGCCGCCATCCGGCCATGCGTTATAATCTCAAGCTCTTTCTTTTCTCCCGCGGCTTCGGCAATGACATACGTTTTCCATTCCGTCCGCATTACTGATTCAAACTGATATGTCGTGACCGTGATCTTCACGCCATCCCGCGGAGTGAACGTTGTCCGCCGCAGGTTCCGCGTCCCCAGATTCATCATCTTTTGCTCCATCGCAATCCTACCTTTGCATTTTCCTTTTGCGCGTGTTACAATTAACACATAACATCTTTTCCTTCTGCGCCCTGTGCGGTTGCCGCCGCTGTGGGCGCTTTTTCTTTGCTCAAAATCTTTTCCAATTCCCGGAACACCCTCTCTATTTCCTCTTGTGGAACCTTTTTGCCAATCATCGTCTGACGTGCAAGATCGTCCAGAATCACCGAAGCAGTAAAAAGGCGGGCAACTTCTAATCTTGAATCATCCGTCTGTTTTGCTCGTTCGACGATGATCTCGACCGCTTTCGGGATGATAGTATCTGCACCCCCTCTCGTAGCGATTCCAAAAGAATCATCCAAATCTGCTGCACAAATATATGTCTCGCATACATCAAAGGCGTCGACAGCCTTTACAAAATCCTCCCTTGTCATTTCTTCTCCTCCTTTTCAAGCGCCCGCGCCGCTTCGAAATACGCAATCACCGTCAAATACTCCCGGCGATATTTCAACGTATCTTCCTTTTCCTCGGGGTACACTGCATTGATTCGTTCTTTGAACTTCTCCAATGTCCCGCCCTTGTAGTCGTTCCAGCATCCGCACTGCACAACGTCATCCGTCGCGTTATATACTGTGTAATCCTTCCGACTTCCAATCGGGCCGACTTGCAATATTGTTTTCGGCAGGTCGGCACCGTACAGGTCGGCATTGCGCAGGTCGGCACCGTACAGGTTGGCATTGCGCAGGTCGGCACCGTACAGGTCGGCATTGCGCAGGTTGGCATTGCGCAGGTCGGCACCGTACAGGTTGGCATTGCGCAGGTTGGCATTGCGCAGGTCGGCATTGCGCAGGTCGGCACGTTCCCCGCCATCTTTACCTGCAATCCACCGACCATGGCTTTCTATGATCTTTTCCAGATCTTCTTGTTTCATTTCCGTTGCTCCTTTATGCGAACTCGTACCAGACGAGCTTAGGGGCACTCGCCCAATGTTCCGGGTTGGGGTCGTCCGTCGTGCCCCAGTTGCGGAACAGGACGGCCGCCCCTCGTTCCGTCTTGTAGACAACCTCCGCGCTCTCCTCGTCGAGAGCGCGGCCACAGTTATGAGTGTCGCGTGCCTCCCACATGTCGCCGATGTTAGCTGCACGCAGGTCAGCATAGGACACCTCGACAAGCTCGCCGTCCCCATCATAAGAGCGGCCTAGCATTTCAAACGCAGCTTCTTCTTTCTTGACTTCCATTTTCATTTTCATTTCTTCTCCTCTTTGTTGAGTTCACGCAAAAGCCCCTTCATCATTTTTCTTGCACACGGGCGGCAGAAATGGAACAATGCACTCGGAACACCGAGATACAACTCGATGCGTTTGTTGCATTGCTTTCCGCAATTCCAACAATACCCATCTGCATGATATGTCGATATCCTCATTTCTTCTCCTCCTTCACCCAGTACGTCACCTTAATCTCATCGCCAGGGTAAATCTCCCCCTTGCGCTCCATGAGCCAAGGGTTAAGCTCCTCGATACCGCTCTTGTATTCGAGGATATACCGGCGCGTGCCCGTGTTCTTCGCCGTGTACCGCTCTGCGATGTCCCAGAGCGTATCGCCCGCTTTGACGGTGTAGACCTCCTCAACGAGGACGGCCTCTCCGTCATCCCAGGGGTTACACGCCCCAGAACAGAGTGCTGCCACCGTGACGAACGCTCCGCCAATCAGAATTGATTTCCAAAACTCATGCTTCACTCCGCGACCTCCATTCGTCTCTCTCCTCGTCGAAATTCTTCGCTATACTTGCCAGCAGATCAGATGCAAATATGATTTCCATCTTTGCATCCTTCATCCGCTTGGCAGTAAGAACTACATGTTCGATCGAAAGCAGATGCAGGTTACTGCTGTTTCCTTTCTCCATGAATTCTCTCTCATCACCGCCATCAGAAATGGCCACCAAATATTCCTTACTCAGCTTGCCAAGCGCCCAAACAAGGATCCCAATCATCTTTCTTCTCATGTTCTTTCCTCCTTCTTCTCCTTGAGCTTTCCTGTGTAACGCGGGAGACTGTGGATATACTCCACAACCCACGAATACGGGACTTTGCGATTCTCCGAGCCGCGCTCGAGCACAAATGCCAGATCACCGCTCTCGAACCTCTTGGCAACAGTCGCCGTCGAGCATCCGAGGATCTCTGCGACCTCCCCGACACTCAGCAGACGTTCCTGCGGTACTTCCGCAGGTTTCGGAGGCAGATAGACAACCTCCGGCAGCTGCTCGATGATGCGCTGCGTCACCGCCTCTGACTGTGTTGCCACCTTCTCAGCAGCGATTCGCTCGACTGCATCCGTGAGCACTTTCACGATGTCCACGGCTACTGCGTCAGCCGCTTTCCTTGGCATATCCTCACCTCCAGAAATAGACCGCCAGTATGGAGAACAGCATAACCGGCGCTGTCAGGCAGACGATCGTTATAACGAAGTCCCAGTCTATGACACCCCGCACATACTTCACCTCCTATCGGCATCCACGCCCCGCCATCTTTGCAATCTACCATGATTCGCCTCTATCGGCGGGACGCGACCTGCCATCATCAGCGCAGTACGTTGATCAACGTGCATACAATGGCAATTATTATGCAAGAAACATTAAACACAAGCATCGCTCCCGGATTACGAAAAGCGAAATCATCCAAACGTTTAAGCAGTCGCTTCATCTCCTCACCTCCTCTACACATGAACTTCCATCAAGATCACTCCGAAAAGATATGCGAGCAGAATACAGGCAGCCGTTCCGACAAATCCCCCTGCGCTGCAAACGAGAAGTAACACCTTCCAATCCAAACGCCGATTCGCTTGCATCGTGTAAATTGTCCGCCGCAGGAACTCATCGTTACTCTTCTGCTCCGCCCTATACGCTGTGAGCATATAGCGGATTGCCCGTAAATCTTGCCCCTCCCGCTTAGCCTTTTCCTCCGCAGCCGGAGAGAAAAACTTCTTGCGCAAAACATCCTCCTGCGTCAAAATACGCGTCCCGCACATATCCTCCAACTCGCACACCGTCAGATGAGCTCCGGGGCACTCATCTCTCCCACAGTCGTAAGAGCTCTTCTTCACCCAGCAATCGCAAACCTCGACCAGCTTAGCGCCGCATCGTGTGCAGAAATTTCCTCGGATTACCAAACGTCCGCAATGTGGACATATCACCCGTGAGCCCTCCATAGGTTCACCTCCTCTTCGCCTCTCATTGAGGGGCGTTTTTGTTTCAAAACTAGAATTAAATTCTAGTTTTTAGATAAATTTAATACAGTCTATCGGGCATTTATATACCTCCGAAATCTTCTTTTGGTATATAGGATTCACGATTCCGGGAGTTCGTTCATATTTCATTACCCGTTCTTTGCATATACCAAGAGCTTTTGCCGCTTCCACGACTGTAAGTCCTGCATTTACACGAGCTGCTTTTAACGATATCTGGAACATCGGGAGCCTCCTTTCTTTCTCATTCCACGGTAATAATACTAGATTTTATTTCTAGTGTCAAGAATTTTTTTCTAGTATGCTTGTATTTTATTTGACATGTATAGAATAATATTCTATAATTTCCGTGAAAGGTGGTGTTATATGTGCCAGACATAGAAGAACTCAAAAAACTTTTTAGTATGCGATTACAGCGCGTCATGGAAGAGCGTGACATTAATCAGGCAGAGCTAAGCAAAATACTTAATGTAAGCGAATCCACCGTAGGTAAATGGTTGTTGCAAATATCTCTTCCACGTATGGGAGTGATACAAAAAATAGCTGATCATTTTAATTTAGGGAAAAGCTACTTCTTAGAAGAAGATTTTCCTACCTCTTATTACGATGATCCAGATGTAGCAGCTATAGCAAACGAAATGAAAGAGAACCCCGATATCAAAGTTCTCTTTGATGCGTCGCGCGGATTGAGCAAGGAATCAATCGAGGAAGTGCGGCGGTTTGTCGAGTATCAAAAAGCGAAGGAGCGCGGAGATTATGATGCCTGAGGTAAGAACCATATTGCAGGACTTACCCGTCGATATAAGAGGCTTCGTCGTGACGGACGAGAACGGCGATCCGACCGTCGTACTGAACGCACGCCACAGCAGGGAGACAAATCTGGAGACATATCGACACGAGGTTGCTCATATTTTAGGGAATGACCTCTACCGCCCAGAATCAGCAAACGAGATCGAGGCATGGTCTCATTCATAGAGCGGAGGGAATCATATGATAACGTGGATAATATGTTTTGCTATTTTCGGTTGGATTCTATTTGAGAAGTGCATCCCTGCTATATGTAGAGCGTGGAGAGAACGCAACTACATAAAAACAGCATTTTTTGTATTTTTAACGTTGATTATTCTGTCGATATTCTCAACAGTAAACACATGGCTTCGCCCATAATATAGGCGTCAAAAATAGGATATAAAAACACAAGCCAAAAGGAGGTATCACTATGGAGGATTCACTCACTTTTACCGACCTCATCGATTTAAGTGTTAGTATCATATTCGCCGTAGGGGTGTTTTTCGTCTTTGGACGTATAGCACCGAACCTAAAAGCAGCTGCGTTCCTATATGTTATTCCGAACATCATATTCATATACGACATCTATTCTCCATATATGCAACTCGCTCCAGTCTCTATATATCTCGGAGTGGATCTCGCTTTAGCCCTTACATGGGGAGTTTTAACAGTAGGAGACCATCATGTAAAGGAAGGATGTGCAGTAACGACAAACAACGCATTAGAAGAAGCAAACCTCCGTTATCCATCATTTCACCAACATTGTATTAATGCTTTTAGATACTGACACAGGATCATAGGGAGGAAGAAAATGAAACTATTACGCATCTCCATTATGTTATTGCTCGTTTTGCTGAACACCAGTGTTATATCAGCAGAGCAGTCACAACAAAAGGAGCAAGTCGAGTATTCGTTCATAACGATAAAGGAATACTTAAAAGCTCCAGAAGCCGTACAGGTGATTGATGTTCGATCAGAACAAAGTAGGGAGAGGAGCAAAAAAGAGGTTCCCGGGGAAATATGGATTAACCCCTACAAAAAGAAACCTCTTGATGATTTTATTGCCCAGCAAGATAAGTCAAAGGCTTACATGATTTATTGTTCATGCCCCGATGATGGTTATTCTATTCGTGCAGCGCAGATTCTATTTCAGAATGGCTTTACAAACGTCAAGGTATTAAAAGACGCCGCAAAGCACATTGAAAAAGGACGGCTGCCGATGGTAGATATGAAGGGAGAGAAAGATCAATGAAACGCATCACTTTACTCACGGCAGTAGTTGTATCACTACTATCCACCACGGCGTTTGCCGCAACGCCACAGGCAGAAGAAGGATCTATTGCAAATTTTACACTCAATGTTGAGGTTCCCCCGCCGGAGATCGGCTCCATTGTCGGCACATACAATCACCGTATGATATACCTAAAGCGTGGCTGTTGCAGTCACCATAAAGGTGTCTGTGGATGCGAAAACGGACGGACAAAATGTTGCGACGGAACCTTTAGCCCCACTTGCGGATGTTAGCAATTTACATTTAACGAAAAATGCAACGTGAGGATTCTTCACATTGCATTCATCTGCTTTCACATTAGGAAAATATTGCGGTTTCTTCCCAAATAAAAACCGCCCGGTGTTACCAGCACCGAGCGGCAGAACATGAGCGAATCATGCCCCAATTCACCTAAATTCTACCATGATTCGCCTCCTATATCAAGGAGGTTTTATTTATGTCCAAGATCAGAATCAGAAAGCGCGGGAAAACTTTTTCGTACAGCTTCGATATCTCGAAGA